TTACAGCTATTGTCTACCCTAGCACTAAAAACATTCTCAACTAAGTTAGTAACCGGAACCGTGTAAACCTTGTCAGTTTCTTTGATGTAGTCGGTGCCTTGGCGTTGGCAAGTAATATTAAAATCTGAAACATCATCAGTATTATCAGAACAAAGAAAACTTCTAGCAATAACCTGACTAGTTGAAGCTGATTGTATATCTATGCACGCCCTTTGATTGCTTCCGACTATTTGGGCGGTACAATTTGGGATTTCTGAGAATAACCCAGACTCTAAAGAACAAGTATAGGTACTTCCTGACGTGGTACAATTACCATTAATCCACCCTGTGCTCTCATCACTAACTACACCCGTAATAGAAACCTTAGCACTAAAAACATTCTCAACACTGGCCGAGTCGGTGCGGTTTTTTACCACTACGCCTTGGGAGGTGTTTGACCAGCCGGCTATGGGGACTGAGATGTTTACATTAAATGTAATGTTTGCTGATAATACAAAGCAAGTAGAGGCGAACATACAAATATTGCCCGCTCCAGATGTTGTATTATAAGCTCCCCCTATTCTGAAACTATTACTATCGTATGCAAAAGCATTAAGAATATTGTGACTTGTACCATCGGTTAAAAAACCATAACCAATGCTGTTAGTTGAAGGCATTATAGTTTGTACTGTAGTATAAAATTCCACCTTGTCACTATCTATACTATTTCCACCTGTGCATATTGAGGGTATTTCAAAAAGATAATCTCCTGTGCCGTTTGTTCCCCCCGATGTTTTAGAAAGGCTATATTTCAACTCTAAACTGGCTCCATTTCTCCTACATAAAACTTTATCTACTGTCGCTGCCCCCTTCGTGGGGTTAGTGGTTGTAGCTTCGATTATCATGGGGCCAGCATCAACCCACTCACTACTAGCATAAATATCCGTAGGGGTGAGGGGATTTAAACGAAATTCTATCTCGTCAAAAATTACTATGGTCGCGGCACTTTCGATTTTTGTTTGAAAACCATAAGCAATGTCGTTTGTTGTGCTAGGGATATTAAAAACTAGCTCGTGTTTAAGCGCCCTTGTACTTGGCTTAATTTGTATGCTTCCAAGTATTGCGCTATTCGTTACGTCGTAAACGATAAAATCTAGGTCATTGTTTCCGTCATTGTTTGAATAGAAAGTAAGTCCTACGACTTGATCTTTTTGCTTTTCCTCTAGGGTAATGTTTGGAGAAATACACCAATCATTTAATGAGCCCGCCGCTTGAATGTACTTAATTGAGCTTAAGCCCTGTATTTGATTTGTAGTTTCGTCTGTAAATGTGGCACTCGCGTTAAACGTACCGCCGTTATTAAACGTGACGTCATTCCCACAAGTAAATTGTGCCGCTTTTACGTTTTCTTCATAGCGTTGCGTATGGAAAACATCAAGACCGCCACCCTCGCCGGATCCAAACTTTTTAAATAGTCCTGCGTTTAAGTCATAAAACCCTAGTATGCCGTCCGTTTGTGAATATCCGATATAAGGATTACCCGCGCCTAAGCCAATATCAAAAATAAGTCTTTGGTCGGTGTCGGTAGCGTCGCCAATAGTAAGCCAATCAAGAAATGTTGAGCTATTGGTGGCCGTAAGTGCGCCGAGAGTAACAATATCCGCTGCAACATCAAGCTGTTTATTTATAACTAACTTGTTTAGAGTCGTGTCGGCCGTAAGTGTTACCGTATCTACGTCGGGATTTCGATCAAAGTTAATAACCCTATCGCCTGCGCCGTCGCCAAAGTTTAGGTTTTTCTCTTTTAGGTACTTTGTTTGAGCATTTCCACTAAGCGTAAATAATAAAGCCGCTAAGATTAAAATTAAGTTTTTCATTATTTATTCCTCACTAGGTCTAAGTAAATATTTCCTGAGTCAAAATCGCCCGACGCAATCTGATTAACATAATCAACTACAAGCGTTGCCGCATTAGTATAAGATAACTCCACTAAAAGGCCATTGCCCGCTAAATCAGAATCATCATTAGTAAAATACCAAGTTGTGCCATTGTAAACACCATTGATTGTTATTGCCTGCGCATAATCATCTGGCCCTATGGTATCTAAGCCCCATGCCTGTATTGTTGCTTTAAATGATTTATATATTGTGCCATCTATAGAGAAAAGATTTCTGGTAAGTGTATCGTCCTGCAATGCAATAGATTGTTTTTGGTCGTTTTGCTCTTGGCCTAAAATGGTTACGTTGCCGCTTTCTATTTTAATGGCCTCTTGTAGCGCTGTACCACCGGCGACCTTTGTTCTAATGACGAGGCTTGCACCGTGATTTGTTGTGCTAGTGTCCTCTTCTGTTACGGTTTCAATCTCAGCTAGTAGCGCCTCGGCACCTGTCTCGTCTGTACCGTAGAAAGAATATTTACCTAATGAGTCGCCAAGTTTTGTTTGACCATTATCCGTAACGCCTCTTTTCTTTTTTATTAAGACCTCGGCACCACCGGCCACGTCTTGATCCCTCACAAATTTACCGCCCGCCAAGGCCGTTGTAGATCTAACGTGTAGCTTTTTTTCAGGCGTTGCTACGTTTCCAATTCCTATACTACCGTTTCCGGCAATTCTCATGGCCTCTGTAAGCGCCGTGCTATCCTCGCTAGTTGTTTCAAAAATCGTATAAGCGCCTTGCTCGGTGGCGCTTGTAATATCTAGCGAAATTGTTTTTATTCTTGCCTGCGTGTATTCTACTGAGCCGTCAAAACCTTTAAACTCAATTGATCCAAGCTCGTCACCTACTTGCGTTGCTCCGGTGTCTCTCTTCTTGACCATTTCCAAGATAGGGCCAATTGAATCGGCACTTTGTCTCGTTAATCCAAAGGTGTCGGCGCTATCAGGAAATTTAACGGTGTTTAATGTCGGGTTAACCGTAAGTAACAAGATGTCGTCCGTGCCATCAAACATGTATAATTGCCACGTATTTGCATCAACAATTTGCACCCACGTACCTTGTGGCGCGATTTCACTAGGCCTAGCAGCGCCCGACGAGTTACTAATAAGCGCGTCCTTAAAGCTGACAAGTAAGGTAGCTAGTTGAGTACCACTTGTGGTATTCGGATCAATTGTATTAAAAATGTCCTGTGCCATAATATAAACTCTCCGTTAATTATAAAATATCTGTCGCTCGTCGCCCATAGCCTTTTACAAGGTAATCAAATTGTCTACTAACTGGTGTACCTCCACTATCATAAAAGTTTATAGTGAATCCTGCCAAGCTTTTATTAGTAATCTCGTATCTATCACCACTTTGCGCGTTATCTTGACTAATTGCAATTGCAGGCGCGGGTGATGGCCCGTAAAATTGCGGATCAAAAACAATATTTTGACCTAATGACGGCGCAATAATATTTTCGCCACTAGCTTGTCTATCCGGCATGTCTGCTTTTATTTTACCCTCAAATACGCGAGGTGAAACACTTGGATTTAAAGACACAAGGCGCAATCTAAACTGAAATATTCGACCGGAAAAGTCGCCAATTGTGAAACTACGCCAATCTATAAAGTTGTCCTGTACGCCCTCGCTAATCGGATCAATAACGTCAAGCGTCGTCCAGCCCGTCATAACATTTAATTGATCTGTAGATCTATATTGAGTTTCTACAAACCAATCGCTTGTGCCCGCCGTGGCAAGTACCGTAACGGCGCTTAATGGTGTCCAGTTAACCATAAGGTCGTTAGGTGTAAATCCCTCGGCCTCTATTAAGCTTTGAAGTCTGACAATATAGATATCATCTAGCGTCAAAAGGTTTTGATAATAATAAAAACCCTCTGAATAAAATTGTACGTTTGGTGGCGTGTTTACTGACTTTCTTAATACAAGTTGAGAGTCAAAAGTTTCCACGCGGTCTTTAGGGCCTAAAAGATCTGGAAAATCATTTGTTTCATCAACTACATTAAGATCCACGAGCGCAGGAATACTTGTAATTGCTTTTGCAGCGACCAAACTCTGATTAACATTAAAGTCTATTGCTTTGACGTAGTAGCTACCTGTACGGGCTTGAAATTGGATCTGGTTAGTCTTTCGGTCAACACTTTGAAGAAAGTTAGAACTCTCCCAATTTGCATTAAGGTTAGGACTATATCTTATTTCGTATTCTAAAACGTCACAATCGGCTATTAATGGCCATGACAATTGTAGTGTCTCATTAAGTACGTTTATATATAGTGCGCCTACGTCGCTTGGCGGCGTAACTTTCTTAACTGGCGTCGCTGCCTGAGCGCTTACCTCACCAAGCGTTAATTTTTGTCCATTTGAACTAACGCCTAAAACTTTAAAATCGTGATTAATATTAAGGTCTAATTGATTGACGGTGTAAATATAACTTGTCGCCTTAATAACGTCGGCTAACTCATATTCGGCCGTGGTCTTTACATATACCTCGTAGGCGTCTGCTACGTTTTGAAGTGGAGCGCCCCACGTTAGGGATATTTGATATATATAGTTTGAGCCGTCGCAATCAAAAGTATTGTCAAGAATCTCTAGGTTTTGAACTTCACTTGGCGAGGCGTCAATTTCGTCTACGCTGCGCCCTAGATTATTTTCATAAGCAGGAATAACGCCCGTACTCTCCGCTTCATAAATAGCGTCTGCCTTTTCAACTAAGGTTAACGTGGCCCTAAAATCATTCTGAGGCTGTATTTCTTTTACGAGGCAATCAATAGTGATCTTGTCTACCTCGCCCCAAATAAATAGGTCGCCGACCTCTGGTAATTCTGGCCCTGACAAGGTAGCCGTATCTGGCCCCGTGACGGTCATAGTTCCTGTAAATATGCCTAAGTAACTTCTAAAAGTGTAACCGTAATCAATACCAAACTCTGTTATAATGTCGTCGTCTAGCGTTACGTCGCTGCCTGCAATGGCGCTTACCCTAGTGGGCCTGCCGCCAACCTTCATGACGTCGTGCTGAAACTTTACAAAGTCCCCACGGGTACATACCAAGTTTTCAAAATCAACATCAATGCTTATTGTTTCTTGCCTAAGCCGTGCCTGTGCTATTAAATATCTACCAAAGCGCCAAGCTTGTTCGTCATTAGTTACGCCAAAAGTGCCAACCTCTTCAAAAGTTTCTGCCGTACTAGAATCAAAACCGTCGTCATAAACAATTTCCTCACGGGAAATATAATCACTACTTTGGTCAAGATAGATAATTTTTAAAGCGTCGGGTGTTTCTATATAAGATCTACTAGATCCAAAATTGCTTGAATTTCTCGGCGTAAAGACTTGCACTGGTAAAGTTTTTAACTTATCAACCAATACGCCGTATTTACCATTAATAATATTTAAGCTTGCTTGCGTTTGCCCCGTAACCTGACTAATAAGATCTTTTGCCGTTGTCTTGTAATCAAGAATAAAATTTATTTTAAATCTTGGCTCGGCATAAGTTTGGCCCGCTGGTGGTGCCGGCACCTCTTCACAAAATTCTGCGTACTCTATAAAGCTTGCCGTATCTATCCTATCCTTATTGAGCGCTCGTTTATTTATGTCGCCTGTTAAAATGTCTGCATAAACCCATGCAGGATTACTTGTTTCTTGCAATGGCCATGTATCAGTAACAGAATCATAAACTGGCAAAACACTTGACGCTATGCCACTTAAGTTTGTTATTGATCCGTTAAGTTGATCTGTGGCCTTTATTCTTATCTCTAGGAATACATGTCTCTGGCTTGTTAAAATTGGTGGCGTTGCAAAGCGAGTATTAAGGCTTGACCATGTTAGGTCGTCAATTATTTGAAAAGTCGCGCCGCCGTAACTTCTAACTCTAGTTATTCTTATTTTTATATCTTCGGTGGTTATTGGCGTAAATTTTATTGTTGAAAAAACCGGATTTTGCTTGCTTGCAGTAATAACAAAGCGTCCAGAAAGGTTTTCTACTTTTAACAAGTCGCTAGGCCTTGGGCCTAAGTAATTTAATCCGTCTGTGCCATCTAGGTAAAGATATCCAATAACAGGCCCGCCGCCCGGCCCGCCGCCGCCACTTATAACTTTTTTATATGAAATTGTGCTAAATAAAACTAAATCCTGCTTAAAGGCCTCGTCCATTGTATATCTATAGAAACCACCTAGATCGTCTCGCTGTATAATTGTACCGACGCCCTCGCCACCTAGCGAAATTTTTGCATCAAGATTTATGAACTTGCTAGAATAAAATTCAAAATCTCCCTTTCTGTATTTATAGGTGTCTAAATAATATCCCTCTATCGGATTTGTTAAAACTGCGAGGTTTCCCCTTTGTCCTACGGCGTTATATTGGCTGTAAAAATTAGCCTCCGCAAGTGTTAATTGTCGAGTGTCTGCGCTAAAGAACGGTAGAAATTGCTCATTAGTTCCGGCGCGTTGCTGAAGATAAATAGGTATAAAGTCGCCCTCTTCTGTTACTTGCCCAACACTTGAAAAATCTTTAACTTGCGATTGATTGTTATACGAGTACCAGTTTTCCGTGCCAACCTCTGCGAACTCGGCCGAAACCTCTATGTTTCTAGCCACATTGTTGCCTGCCGTGTCTATTGTTCTTAAGCCTTGTGGACAAACAAACTGTATCAATATTTCTTGCTCGTCATTGTTGGCATTTTGGTTTGCGTTTCTAACCACCTGATACTCGTCTGCTGGCCCGCCGCCGTCCGAGTTTCCATTAAGATTTACTGCTATATTTTCGGTGTTATTATCCCCTTTATATAGTGCAAATACGTCACTTATGGCCGTGTCCCAATCCCCCTCGTCAATTGCAGGCTTATTCAAGTCGACCAATCTATAGTTAACCTCGTTAAACTCAACTATCGGGGTATTTCCTATACGTAAATTTTCTATTTTTAACGGGCCGTAACCAAAGTCGTATATAGCGTAAAAATATTGCGCCAACTCTCCCTGATTATCTGCAAAGAATTCCGTATAAGGTGCCGCTGCAATTGTAGGAAATATTTTATGTTTACCATAAACTCTTGGCACGGGCCCATATTTATTAATACTATTTGCCTGAGAGTCGATCGTGTACATTTGGCTTTCGTTTGCGCCAAAATCGCTACCTAAGCCACCCAATGAAGCTGTAGGCGCTTTAATCAAGGCATTAACCACGAGTGTTGCTGCAAAGCCTGCTAAGGCCGGTGCCCAATAAGCCGAAGCCCCGCCGCCTGTGGCGACCGTTGTAGCAATAACCACCGCCAAGATTGCAATTTGCCCTAATAATCTCCCATTACTACCGCTTTCCGGCACAATCCCTATCATTAAATTGTTTGCGTCTTTTGGTTTTATATTGGCCCACATGTCTTTCGGTATTTCGTGGCCGTATAGATAAGCTTTGTAGAAATTTTCGGTCTGGTCGTTTATTTGCGGGTGTTCTTTTTTTGCTCTTTCAAAAGTCTGTAGTATTGACTCGCCCTCAATAACATTAAGCGTTTCTTCTTTTGGGGAAAGTGCGTTAAGCCTAATCTTAATCATGACGATAATAACCCATTATGCGAGGTTTCCACTTTTCGATTTTATCAACAATACTACCTGTGCCTTTTTGGGTATGTAAAAATTGATTTTCATTTAAGTAAATCCCTAAGTGTGCCGCCGCCCCAAAAACTCTTATTAAAATTATATCACCTAGCTTTGGATTAACCACTTTTAAATAATTAGGTTTCTCGTTTGATACAATTACTTTTATTTCGTCGTGGTCGCAAGGATCGTTATATATGTATCTTGATATTTCAACTCCCTTATAGAGCCTATGAAACTCCCTTACTATGGCCCAACAATCCATTTCCTCGTAAGGTATCCCAATCAAATTAGGCAAAAAGGCCGGGGTACAATGACGGTGTATATTTTTCATTTGGTAACTCGGTATTAAGTAAGTCGTCCATATATAACCTAGCCGTAATTCTTAGCGCGTTATATTCAATTGTTTTTATTCTCAACTCTCCCAACTCGACCTCTGTATTATCAGGGTTACTCGCCAAGACCATATTGATATTTACATTAATGTAATCAGTAACCGACCTTAATTCGTCTATTAAAAGTTGACTGACATTATCAAGTGTTAATAAGACCTCTCTAACTGTCTCCCCGTCGTCCACTGGAAAAACAAGATTTACAGGAAAAGCTTGGAAAGTTATGCCGTTACTTACAATGTCCTCTGTATTGTTCACTAGATAAATCGTGTCAAAAGTAGGGTGACTAAGCGTGAATAGAGCTAAGAAAGGATCGCCGCTTTCTTGAGAATAAATTTCTTGGATCATTTGATTAGATAGCGCTCTACTCACGGTAAACGCTCCCACGTCATTTGAATTAAGAACTCATTGCCGCCAATAATTGTAATACTTGGATCATTAACAAAACGATAGGTCGTTTCTAAATTTGTTATAGGATCCGTAAAAAGAAATGTATTTACACCGCCATTAAGAGTAACGTCATAAAAGTTATTAAACGTGTCGTATTCGCCTCTCTCTAAATTAACTGTGGTGGTGTAGTTATCAATTCTTTTAGTAAATCTACGCCTAACTTTTGCAGGCCCTACACTATTATCTGAACGTAATTTGGTGCTGCCAAATTGTTGTCTAAATCCCGATTGATTAATTTTATCTTGTAAAGTCGCTGGCCAATTATTCATTAACTACCTCGTCTCTGTAGCCCGTAAGTTTGACTAAATTGTCTGTCAAAGCGGCCCTCGCCAATGGCTTTGGTCACGGTGCGGGTTACAATTATGTCTAACTGTCTTTCACCCGTTTCCGTTTTTGACTCTTGCACTTCTACGTTGCCCTCGGTGTAATTGTTTACGTTTACAACTACCCCATTTGATCCGCTTGCATTTACGCCAAGCTTACCATTCGCTCCCCTTTCTAAAGGAATGATGGCTTCACTACCGGCCTCACCCATTAATCCAGTTCGCCCCGCACTCATAGGAAAAAGAGTCGGGCCATCGACTATCCCGCCGTTTGCAAAAGGCGTAATGTTTCCACTAAATACGTTGCCGTTAGCTGATAAGCCGCCACTTGACGGCGTTATGTTTGCGTTTGAAAAAGTATTGCCTGCCGACGCCGAGCTTGCACCTAGCCCACTAAATAAAGATCCTGCAAGTGGCGCAATGACGGCCTGCTTAATAGCTATCCTTGTAAGTTCGTCAATTACAAAAGTCGCAAAGTCTTTAAAGGCAAATTTTCCTGTTTTTACAAAGTTTAATATTTGATCCTCAAGTTGATTAAATACCCCATTAACGGTTGACCTAACTTGAGTGGCCAAATTGCCAACTCCTAAAACAACATCACTTAGCCCCGCCTTTAATCCTGTAAGCGCCTGATCTGCTAAGCTTAGTTTTTGCACCTGAGTATTGAGTTTTAAAAAAGCGTCGGTGTATTGATCTATGGTTATTTTACCTTGCTTAAATTTATCATTTAATTCATCTAATCTTATCTTGTCTAACTCACTCCGATAGGTATTTAAAGAAATAGCGCCAATCCTTAAGCGCCTATTAAGATCCCCAAAAACGCCCGTCACTGTCGTTACACCTGTCGTGTTAATTGACTTGATTGATTTTCTTAATTGCTCTATGAATTCATCTAGTGTTTGTTGGCCCGGTATTTTTGTAAACCCTCGCCGTTGCAAGTCTAAAAGTTTTCCTAATTCATCTTGTAGTTTCTTAAGATTTGCCTGCGCGTTTTCAAGTTTTTGGCCGCCAAAGAACTCATTTAAAAAGCCGCCGCCTTTTACCGACGATTGAGCGCCGTCTATGATTTTCTTTTGTGCCTCTATGCCTTTAGATATCTTTTCAATTCTTTTTCCTACGTCGCTTGGATCAAAAGTTTCCTTAAGGTTTTTACTTAGAAATTGTGAAGCTGCTATAAGTGCCGTAAGCCCTATTATTATCGGGTTTGGGCCTGATAAAAAAGCACTCAAGCCTTTTAAGGCAAAACCTAAGCCTTGAAAACCAATCGCCAAATTAATAACTGTGCGTGACGCAACAAAAGCGGCAATCGTAACGGCTAAAGTATCTATATTATCAATAGCGCCAAGTATTGCCTTTTCAAAAAGGCTATTGATGCCAAATTCTTTATTTAGTTTTGCAAGCTTAAACCTAAAAGCATCTAGTGAGATTGTGAGTGTCTGACTAAAAGTTGTTCCTAGCTTTTGCGCGTCCTCATTTAGTTTATCAAAATTATCCCTTAACGCGTTAAGGACTTTCTCGTTTGTAATTCTACCCGACTCCGCAAATTTAATTAACTGGCCTCTTGTGATACCAAGTTCTTTACTTAGTATGTTTGCAAACACCGCATTACTCTCCAAAACGGATCTTAATTCTTGGCCACGTAATTGTCCCGACGACAAACCCTGTGCGAGCTGTATTGTAGCGCCGGTGGCCTCTGCAATGGTAGCACCTGACAACCTGAATGTCTGTTGCAGGGCAAGAGTTGTCGCCAAGATCTGATTTTGATTTAAACCAAGCTCTTGAGTCGCTAAGGCGATTCTGTTATACGCCTGCGCTAGACCGTCGATTGATGTACGTGTAAACCTTGCTGCTTTCCTTAGGCCGTCAAACACCACCGCCGCGTCCTCTGCGTTTCCGGTAAAAACCTTAATCCTATCTTCTAACAATTGAAAAGAGTCGACCGATTTTATAATATCCCTAAGTCCTAGGCCAAAGAGGCCTGCGGCAAATACGTTCCTTAGGCCACCAAAGGATTTTTTAAGCGTGTCAGTGTTCTTATTTATAGCGCCTAGTTGCTTGGCAAGTTGACGAAACTGCTTATCGCCCTGAACTTGCGCTTTAACAATTATGACTCTAGTTTGCTTTGTTGCTGGCATTTCGTTTTTTCTCGGCGTTATCTAAATAAACAGTATCCATGCGTCTAATCAAATACAGGAATTCATCAAAATCATGTATATTTAAAATTTTAGCAAATTTATGAATGTTTAGAAAACTAATAGGTGCCATTTGGTTACGCGTTGTGTTTAACTCCCAAAAGCACCAAGTATAAAAGTCAAGGCCATATATTTCAGGTTTTTTAGCCTCTGGCCTAATACGCCCTTGACTCTCCAAGTTGTAATAAAAATCAATCTTGTCTGACCAATCTAAATACCATTTTATATACTGGCTTAGTAGTTTCCCAATTGTTCTCTGTAATTACTAGAGTCACTTGAGTAAGCTACTAGAGTGTCCGTAAGATCTGGCAATGCCTTTAAAAGCTCTAGGCACGACTCTCTAGTAAATGGAATTTCTTTTTCTTCTACCGTGATACCTTTCCAATCTACCACTGAGGTTTCGATAAATACTTTTAATTGCATTTCCTCAAGAATACCTTGATCCATTGTGCCCATCTGAATTTGTCTGCTATATGGCTTTTGGTAATCTGCAAGCTTTTTGGCAACATCATTTTTATTCACGCCGCCAAAGCGCTTAATTCTAAAGGC